AGCTGGTGGTGTTTCTACGGCTGGTGCCACTAACGTGGTTACTATAAGTTTGGCGGGAGACTTTGCCCTGAGTTATGTGACCGATGATGGAACGGCAGTACCAGCTGGCAATATATTAGATGTTTTTGGTAGTTTGCCAATTCAAACCAATGGAACATTCGGCTTAGGCCACTCGGTAACTATTGTTTTGACTGATGGCACGAACGGCCAGCTTTTGATTGGTGGGGGAGCAACGGCTACCTGGGCTGATGTAACTTCACATGATGGAAGCGTCTCAATAATCGAAGGGCCGAATACCCTCTCTTTTGCGTTGGGTGGTGGTATTGCCTATACCTATAAAGAGGATGTTGGAGATGCTTCGCCGGTAGCCGGTGATCTGAATGTATTTGGTGGAACAAATATCAATACTTCGGGAGCCGGATCGACCATAACAACCAACTTGGACAACACTGTCTCATTACTGGGGTCATTTACTGCTGGCACGACCGTGACGACTGGAACGGGGCTTACCGTAGATGCTGATGGAATTACCTCAACGGGTACAACAACGCTTAACTCGTTGGGTGCTGGAGTTATGCAAACCACGTCAAGTGGCGTTGTGTTTTCAAATAACGGCAGCAATGGTCAAGTTTTGATTGGCGGGAGCACCGCACCCGCGTGGGCAAATATCACCTCAAGCACCATGACGATTACCAATACGGCAAATCACATATCAATCGCTGCAACGAGTGGATTGATCGGGAGTGGCCCTGGATTCTTGGCGTATAATAATACCAATGTAGCTATTGGAACGGCTTCGCCCTATTTGTTGGGTGCGGGGACTACAACAACCCATGCAGCGGCGCTTATTGTGGTTTTTGACCAAACAAGCAGTGTATTTGCGGGAGCTTACACGGTACCGGCAACTTTTACTGCTCCGGCAACGGGAAAGTACTTTCTTAACTTTTATTGTACCGTTGAGAGCCCCACCTTTAATCAGCAGTTATTTACTTTGGCTATTATTACCACCGCAAGAACCTATACGAGGTATAAGAATCTTCCCTCTACCAGTTATGCGGCCACTATATTTGAAGGTTTTTCGGTGATTGCCGATATGACTGCGGGTGATACCGCAACATGGAGCGTTACCTGTCAAACGACTAATTTGGCAGGTAACCAAATCTTGATGGGTAATGACGGACTATTTCCCTTTGATTACCAAACCTGGGTATCAGGCTATCAAGTAGCATAAATATTTTGTATAATAGTGCCACCAAAGACTCTCTAAGTTTTTTGGGTTTAAAATCTGAACCCCTGGAACAACCAATGAACCAGGGGTTTTATATCCAGAGTCATCAGAGATATAATTTTAAGCGTCTATTTTTTCCCAGCGGGGGTGATTTTCATCTTTGTTGCATTGTATATATGAATCGATCTTTTCGCCCATGCCATTTATGACATCGCATATTTGGCCGTAGGGGGCCATATCCAGCTTATGGGGTGGGCTGTGGCGAATCAAATGGGGTGGTATAATCGGCTTCAAGTTCAAACTCCCTTATAAGGTCATCAAGTACTTCTTGTGGAATATCTTCTTGATTAATCAGCGTTTCAATACGGTTACAAAAAGCATCGAATCGTTCCCAATTCCAATGTACCGATGCAACCATACCCAATAATATTAATTTTCCAAGTAATAAGTTCATTATTGCCCCGATGTTCTTACGTTTTTATTTTCACGAACTTTCGTAATTATATGCTTAAATCTAGCACGAGGTAAATCGGCAATGGTAGATATGGAATATTGCCGCAGTATTGCTTCAGCAAACTCCGAGAATCCATCAAGTTCATCTTCAAGTTGTTCTATTTCGGTGCGGGTCAATGTTTCACGGGATTCAACCGATTTTTGTTGCTGTGGCAATTCAACGCCTTTAACTTCTTGCTTACGGTATTCTTTCATGACCGATTCGCCATCATCATCTTCTTCCCCAACCACGACACCAACGACCGCCGCAAATGCAACCCGCTTCATGTAGGTGATATAACCGGCAATAGAATGCATATCGCTTTTGGGAGGTATAATGCGGATGCTTGATTCCAGCCATTGGTTTGATGTGTGCAATAACATGGTGTACAAAAATAGAGAGCCATCATTCATGGTAACCACGTTCTGGGCAACTGCAAGATTGTTTTTGGCTAGTGCTGGCCGAGCACTCAAAACTACTGCGGTTAAATCAGCATATGAGTTCTTAAAGTATGGGTTTGCTTTGTTGTAACCCGCGAGATCAATTTCGCTCTGGGCTTTAGCAAGGGCACCCGCCAACTCATTAATCGACTCAGATCGATAGCTTCTCTCTGGGGTCAATTTTGAGGCCTCCAGCTTGACTGCTAGATGTTCTTTATCAGCATAAAGTTGTTTTATGTGATCAAGCACTTTTGATAAGTCATTTATTTCCATTACTATCCCTTGATTCCGTGAGGTTATTGAAGCCATTGAAGCTATCGTAATATTTAATAAAGCACTGATAACAAGTTAACCGCCATTCGTGGCGTGTTTGTTGGTTGCATGTTGGGCATATGCAGAATGTTTCCATAAAATCTTTCTCGTTCTTCGTAGCTTTAGCGAAGTAGGGCTGTTTAGTGTTGCTATTAAGCTTATATGCTGGTATAATTTTGTCAACAAAGAAAGATATTTATGTACAAAGAATTTGATTTTGAAGACCTGCTGAATAGATTGGTAAAAGTTATGGAAAGAGAGCCGCGATCGCAGGCGGATTGGGCGCGTCTTTTAGACATAAATAAAATGGTATTTCATAAGTTCATTAACAAAAACAGAACCAGAATGGCACCCAAGAATGCCCAGAAATTGGAAAACTTTATCTTAAAGAAAGAGCAGGAAGTAAAATGACTATACAGAACCCCATGATGGCATTGATCATGTTAAACATATTTCAGCTCGTTGTGATAGTCAGTTTATTGCAGGTGATTCGATTATGGAAGCGTTTGTATGGCGAAACAGCGCGCATTGTATACGAACTTAAAGGAGAGCTTGCGAAGAAAGCCGAAGTCATGGAAGGGAAGTAATGAAAAGCGAAAACCCTGAATAAACTTGATTTAAATCTATTCAGGGACTAAGCTTATAGAAAATTTTTATTAATTCAGTTGATACGTCGCAGTTGAAAACCGATTAATAAATAAACTCGTACACATAAACAAACAAACGGATAAATGCATGAGTGCCTTTAAATATACCAAACAAACTTACAAAAATCAAGCACAATCGCAAATAAAGATCGATTACAGAAGTATTGATCCACAAAAAGATCCATCGGCTTATTTTTCAAACTGTCCGCTAGCGGGTCAATTGGTATACGCGGCCTTATTAAGGCTGAGTAATGTTTTTAAAGACATATATCCATCTCAGCAAGCAATTGCAAATCTTGCAGGCGTAAGCAGAAATGCCGCCGGCAAATATCTTAGAATATTCCACCAAGATAAAGCACTCTGGATGGTTGGCACATACGCAGAAACATCATTATATAAGATTCCAGCATATATCATAAAGTCAGCACCAAGATTGAAGCACTTGTTTGTCGCGCTGTCTTTTATGTCTATTGGTCTATTGTTTTCTGTTAAAAATAATTGTCAGTCAGAAAGAATACCATTAGATTCTTCTCTCCCTCTTTCTATTACAGACACAAGACAGACACAATCACACAACTTCACAGTATTACGCGCGACGCGCGGGAGAGAATCTCAAGACAAAGAGAAAATTACGATTCCAAAAAAAGAGAGTGGCATGCCCCAGGATGAAAGCACATTCGAAATGGGGGAACGCCCCATTGTCGAATATCCCAATGTTTTAGATAATCTGAAGAGTGTGAAGCTGACGGAAGCTGGTAAGGTGTGGATGAGCGGCTTTACGGAAGCTGATATACGGAAAGCTGACGAGGTTTTGAGTCGAAAGTCGTCTGTGTCTGATCCCTTCAGGTATTTGTTTGCTGTCGCAAAGAAGCATTGTGAAGAAAGTGGTCGAAGGCCGGATTGGGCAAAGCGATCAAATCTGGCAACAAGATTATCTGTGTCTGATAATTCCGTAATGGTTGAGAGTTACAAACCCGCACCATCACAATCGACACAATTAGCCCAACACAAATCTTTTGCTCAATCGCAATCGCATATTTCGAAGCCCAGTGACAAGTACAAAGACGAACGAGCATATTACGCCGCTTTGAGTAATAAGAAAGATGCTGCGTATAAAGCGAAGCAACTAGAGAAAGAAGCGGTTGTTCACGACAGAGCATGGCACGAGAAAGAGTTGACTGCGTGGAAGAAACATGCCCAGGATAACTCGCTTGGGTTTTTTGGTATCGATGCTCTGTTTGTTGCGACCAAGATTGCGCAGCACGAAGAAGAGCTGCTTAAGCTGCTGTTGTTGGAGCAAAGCGAACCGCTCTTACCATCAACTCCCCCATTAAACCCCGTAACCCTCCCCGAAGACAATTTTGGCGCACTTGACGGTTGGCAATGGGAAGAATCTGCTTCAGTTGAGTGGTAAAATATATTACGCTGGAGTAAATGGAGGTTATCATGGCTTCAACACCATTCCAAAAGTTCTTAGACTCTTTAAGTACAAAACAAATAGAAGAATTCGGCCACGAGTTTGTTGAGAAATCTGAATTGGGCGCTGTTATCAGACACCGATTTGTTATTGACGGTGATCCGATCCCGCTCGCCAGGCCACGCTTCGCCAAAAACCATGTGTATGATTCTCAATCTAATGAAAAGTTCGGTACTTCTCTTGAGATACAAGCGCAACATGTCTCTAAGGAGCAATTTAACGGCCCGCTACACATCGATTTTCTGTTTTACATGAAAATACCCAAGGTATCGATGAAACGTTCAAACTCGATGAAGGGCAAGCCCCACATCAGTAGACCAGACGTGGACAACCTGGTGAAATTTTATTGCGATTGCATGATCGATGTTCTTTTTAAAGATGACTGTATTATTTCTTCGCTCTCTGCTAAAAAGATATACGATATGAAACCACGAACCGAATTTACGATTGTGCCTTTTAAATGAATATGAACGAGACGATCACTTATCGAATTCCCATGCAAATAACCACTCGCAAGCCCACACACAAAGTAAAAAGAATGATTTATATAACCCAAGAATCTGATGACTTATTAAAGGAAATGGTCGCTGTTAAAAAAGACAACAATGAGCCAGCCACTTATTCTGGGGTTATTGAAAAAGCGCTCGCGGAGTATTTTAAATTGATAATTAAGATTAATTTACCAAAATCAGAAAGTATTTAATGACCAAAAGAAAAGCAGTTAAAATGCCAAGCAGGGTTGAAGAGATTGCTGAGGAAATAATTAGAGATACTAAGACTGTATTTAAACCGTCATTATTGCGTACTGATAAGCAATGTAAAGATTTAGGAATTGAACTAATAGAATATGTTACTCATACACCTGACTGTTTTAGTACTGAGTACTTCTTGAATCACATCAAAATGAGCAGTAATAAATTTTATGAATGGGTTGCTGCGAGTCCGGAATTAAAAGAAGCGCTTGAAAGTGCTCGCCGTATTATGTTTGAGCGGCGCGAAAAGGGCGCAATATTGGGGAAACTTAATCCGAATACCGTTATGCCTTATTTGCATATGTATTCGGATAGTTACAAAAGGGCTGCTGAATGGCGTGCTTCGCTGAATAAAGAAAAAGAATCTGAGGGGCCGCAAGTGGTGGTTATTGAGCGGTTTTCAGACCCAAACTTGGCAATAAAGGCTTCATCTGGTACCGTAGTAGATAAAGAAAAAATAGAGGTAAAAGGTGAGCAAGCTAGCTAATTAAGGTAAAGCAGAATGATTATAGATATATTGTATTCAAAAAGTTAGGCCCCAAAATAATAATAATTAACAGATATTATATGATTCCATTGCGACCGTTGTGGTTGTAATGTGGGGCCGATTACGTGGGTGCGATGAGCTTAGAAACGCAAATACATCTGAATCAGTTTAAACCCAGACCATACCAACTCAAATCATGCTTAGCGTTTGAAGAAGGTAAGTTCCGTAAGTTTATAGATATAGAGCCTCGCCGTGCAGGCAAAGACTTTAAATGGTGGAATCTCATAATAAGAGAAAGTTTTCGCAGACCAGGTTTATATTTATATTGTTTACCAACTTTCAGCCAAGCCCGTTCCGTCATATGGGAGGGCAAGTCAAACACCGGTTCAAACTTTATCGATGCAATTCCGCCCCAATTAATTCGCAAAATACGTAACGATACCATGACGATCCACTTAACGAACGATTCAATTATTCGTCTTGTGGGGAGTGACTCGTATAACACCTCGATAATCGGTTCAAACCCCGTTGGTATTGTATTCTCAGAGTATGCTTTGTGTGATGAGAACGCCTATAAGTTGGCGGCGATGCCTATTATGAAGGCCAATAACGGATTTGTTGCCCTGATCAGTACCCCTCGTGGAAAAAATCATCTCTTTGAATTATATCAAATCGCTACCAACTCACCCGATTGGTTTACCGAGTTCTTGACGATCGACGACACGGGCCATATATCGGCCGATGAAGTGCGTAAAGAGATTGAATCTGGTGAGATATCAGAAGATCTTGCCCTTCAAGAATATTATTGTTCTTTCGAGATGGGCCAAGAAGGTTCGTATTACGCTAAGTATATCGATAAGATGCGTTTGCGTGGCCAAATTGGTACCGTATCGTGGGAACCTTATCATAAAGTTTATACGAGCTGGGATCTCGGGATTAAAGATCCAAGCGTGATCATCTTCTTTCAGGTAATTGGTGAGACCGTGCGCATATTCGATTATTATGAAGCCGCCGATAAGCCCATGTCACACTTTGCCCAAGTTATCGCCCAAAAAGAAGCAGACGGCTATATATTCGGCAAACACTTTCCGCCACATGATATTATGCAACGCGAATCCGCACGAGGATTAACTAAGCGCGAACTTTATGCTGAGCTTGGGGTTAAGTTCACCGAACCGATTTATATCGAAATTGACGATGGTATTGAGTTGGTGCGCAAGACATTAAGCAGAATCTGGATCGATGAAGTTAAGTGCAAAAAACTGATAAAGGCTCTTGAAGGTTACCGCGAAGAGTTTGATATCAAGCGTAAAGTCTATAAGGGAAAGCCAAGACACGACCATTGGTCGCATGCATGCGACGCCATGCGTTACCTCTGCGCTGCATTACCCAAGACTAGATCGTCGACTTCAGCTGATGAACTTGAAAAAAGATATCGTGAAGCGTATTATGGTGAGCAATCGCACCTACCGAGTGTTTTCAGAAACGACTTACCAGGATATTAGACATGAATGATCTTATTAAGGATATGCAACGAGATATAAAAGAACAATTAGGTGATTATTCAATTGATGAAATTCGTGAAAAATTTAACAAACTTATTACTCCTACAGATACCGAAGTTGCATTAAAAAAAGCACCTATTGATGCTCAACTTTATGATGACAAGTGATGCGCGTAGAAAAGAAATAATTGAAATACTGAAACAATATTAATGGTTGCTTATGTCTAATCTTATTCAAATGAAACATGCGCGTATTCTTTATAACGAAGAGCTCAATGAAGCAACCCGTAAATATGAAATTACGGATCTTGTAGTAGCTGAATTTAATCTTGATGATTTTCAGGAAGCAGAACGACATGGAGAAATAGGCAGTTCTGTTTGGCCAATGCACTTATATAGAGAAAATACCCCTAATTATGGTAGCGGCTATAATAAAGACTTTGGTAATTGCTTTCTCACAACTTGGCATTTATGGAAACCTGTGGATATTATTATCGACCTATTTATAACCCATGATTTTGTTTCCGATGAAGTTAAAAATAAAGTATTTACTGAAATTATGAAAATAAAAGAAGTGAATGAAGTTATTCTAGAGTTTAGAAAAAAACGCATATTTTAATTGTATATAATGTTCAGGGATTAGTAATGGAAGTAGAAAATGTATTTATCCTTTGGAACGCCTGAAGAACATTATCATCGCCTGCTAAATCTAGGATGGTATCCCATTTATAGCGACAGTTCTTTGCCTTTTGAAGAAGGAGATGTTTTTATCATTAAAAAGAACAAATGTCGTTGCGATACACAAGATCCTAAAGCAAAGATTTGCCTCAAGACAACCCCATGTGTAATTATTGCCAGAGCTCATAATGTTAGAAAATTAGTAAGTCTTAAAGCTTACGGCTCTTTTAGTGATAAGACAAAATCGCCTATTGAATATTATATAGATGTTGATAAAAATCACGTATTAAAAACTTCAACCGCAAATATTTTAATGCACTATTCATTTTTTAAGATAATTAATAATATTTATGAAGAAAATAATTGCATATTTACCGAGCGTGTTTCGGGATGACTTACCAGGATATTAGATAATGCTGACGCAGTTAATTTCAACCCGTGACATTTTGTCACGATTTAAGGACATGTTATGAAAAAAGAATACCTAAACCAATTGTTTATTGATTCTTTTGAGGGAATTGAAAAAGCGAGTAATAAAGTTGGTAAAACCCCATTTGAATGGGCGTGTTCTACTATTGAACAAGCAATTAAACTAAGTATTATGGGTATTGATCCCATCGATAGCCTTTCTATTTGCGATGTTATTATGTTTAGATTCCATCGTCCCCTTAAGGATGCTGGATATGACACAATGGGCGATCTTGCTTTTTCTTCTCGTGATAAAGTTATGAAGATAAAAGGAATCGGTAGCAGAGCAATTTCTGATATCGAGGAAGAATTTAAATCGTTAGGCCTTTGGTGGAAATAATTGCATATAATGCTACTTATACACAACAAGAAATAGATAATCAGAGCGTGGTTAACCGATGGACTTATTAATGGTAACATTTTTTTTCTGTTTTACGCTGGTTGTCACTGCCACCATCTCCAGGTTGATGACTTTAGGTTAATGACTTTAGGACTAATCTTAACACTTGTTATTACTAATACGCCTTACTATGATTAAACCAGTATGTGACGGATTGTCACGAACTGAAAAGTAAGAAAGGGCGTATCCTAATATTTCCCGCACTTGGACCCGAATATTACGACGAAAAAGATAAGAGCATCTTGGCCCGCATGGAAGCATTTTATGCTGAGGCTATTACGACTAACCTGTCTTTTTGGACAGAAGCAGACATCGATACCCGATTCTTTGTTGGTGATCAGACCGTTTTTAACGATATGTATTACGGCAATATGGCACCCAACAGAAAGCGGCAATTTTCATTTAATCGAATAGCCCGCGTTATAAACATGATTGGTGGCCATCAACGCCGAAACCGCAAATCGACGATCGTTGTTCCCATTGAAAATGGCGACGACATGACCGCAGACCAATTTACTAAAGTATTGATGTGGATCGAACAGCAAGAAAACTATTTGGAGACGATATCCGAGTCCTTTCAGGGAGCATTAGTAACTGGCATGAACTTAATGCAAGTCTGGATGGATTACCGTAACGATCCCGTTTCTGGTAATATCCGCGTAAGCAACTGCAGCTTCAACCAATTTATAATAGACCCGTTTTTTAAGAAGGCGGATTTATCTGATTGTAATGCACTATGGAAACGCAGCTTTTTAACCAAACGCGAATGCATATCCTTGATGCCCGAATACCAAGAAGAGATTCTGGGATTGTATGCAAATGAATCAGGGACAGGCCGAGATTCAAAGTTCCAGTTCACCCCCGAATCATATGGTTACTCCTATAAGAATCTGCTAACGTACGATGAATTCTATTACCGTGATTACCGTTCGCAAAAGATGTTGGTCGATACCCAAACGGGCGAGACGATGGAATGGCGCTCTGACGATAAGGACAAATTAAAACTCTATTTGGATACGTACCCAACGGTTAAAGTAATCGAACAAGACGTACCTACCGTTAACTTGGCTATCGTCATCCAAGGTAAAGTATTTTTCAACGCAGCAAATCCATTGGGGATTGATCAGTATCCATTTATTCCAGTGTTTGCTTATTACACTCCGGAATTGCCATATTTCGACCGCAGAATACGCGGTGTAGTCAGAGACTTGCGCGACGCTCAATACTTATACAACAGGCGCCGTGTTATTGAACTTGATATCTTTGAGTCACAGATAAATTCCGGTTGGATATACAAAGAAAATGCGCTCGTTAATCCAAAAGATGTATTCTTATCTGGTCAAGGACGTGGATTAGCACTCAAAGAAGAAGCGCAGATGACCGATGTACAGCAAGTACAACCTCCACATATTGACCCATCTATGATACAAATATCTGAGTTATTAGCCAAAGAAGTTGAGCAGATATCCGGTGTTTCAGAAGAGCTACTTGGATCGGCAACTGACGACAAGGCGGGCATATTATCGATGTTACGCCAAGGCGCTGGACTGGTTACCCTGCAAAGATTATTCGATCAGCTTGATTTGAGTCAGCACATGCTGGGTAAGATTATGATCGATCTGATACAGACAAACTTTACGCCAGGTAAGATTAAAAAAATCCTGGAAGCTGACCCATCACCACAATTTTATAATAAAAACTTTGGCAGATATGATGCGGCTGTCGAAGAGGGGTTAAACACCACCACACAAAAACAGATGCAGTTTGCTCAGCTCTTACACTTACGGGAAGTTGGAGTTCCTATACCCGATGAGAACTTGCTTGAAGCGTGCACTGTTCAAAATAAGAAACAGCTTATTGAATCGATTAAAAACGCACAACAGATGCAGCAACAACAGATGCAGCAACAACAGCAACTCCAGATGCAAGAAATCCAAAGCAAGATTGAATTGGCTCATGCTCGTGCGCAAGCTGATCAGGGGCTTGGTCTTGAGCGCGCTTCGCGCGTTGAAGAAAACCAAGCGCTTGCGGTTGAACGCCGTGCAGCTGCGGTTCGTGATGAGGATGCTGCAATGCTCGATATGGTCCGCGCTCTTAAAGAACTTGAAGGTGTCGACTTAGAACATCTTGAAAAATTGGTGGCACTTCATCATCTTATAAAGGATAAAGAGAATGCTATGGCACAACCAAATTTATCACGGTGATTGTCTCGAATTAATGCCACAATTAGATGACAAGTCTATTGATATGATCTTATGTGATTTACCCTATGGGATTACTGAATGTAAATGGGATACACCAATTGACCTAGAACTTTTATGGAAAGAATATAAGCGCATTATAAAGCCCGCTGGCGCAATAATATTAACAGCAAGAATGCCATTTGGCGCCCGATTAATTATGAGTAATCCGAAATGGTTTAGACATGAACTTATATGGGAAAAAGATAATACAGGTAATCCTTTTAATGCTAACATAATGCCCCTATGTGTCCATGAAAATGTATTAATTTTTTGCGGAAGATCAGTTACTTATAATCCTCAGAAAACCGCAGGAAAACCATACAATATGCTTAGGCTAGGAAATAACAAACCTATTTTGGGACAAACAAGAACTCCGAGAAAAGCATCCGTAAATAATGGGAGTAGATTTCCCAGATCTGTCATTAAATTCAAAAAAGATTATGGGAAGTCAATGCACCCTACTCAAAAGCCCACATTGCTTTTTGAGTGGCTTATAAAAACCTATTCAAATGAAGGCGATCTCATTCTGGATAATTGCGCCGGTTCTGGAACAACGGCAATAGCAGCTATTAATACCAACCGACGTTATATCTTGATGGAAAAAGATGAAAACTATTTTAATGTGGCTCAAAACAGAATCTTGCAACATACCCCACAACTTTTATTAAACTTAGATCAAGAATCCGCTAATATTGCCGCACCGAGCGGTGTAGTTAGAGGTACATAAACCTTGTCTTCGAAGAATATCTTTGATGGCAGTTACTACAGGAGCCACTATGGCAAAGAAACGTCACTATTCTGGTATAAACCAACAACCAGATAAGTTTAATGATGAAAATCGCCGCGATAAAGATTCGCGCGGTTCAGATATGGGATTCAATCCTGGCATGGCAGAACGCGCCAACAAGAACGAATTCTATGCTGGTATGGATGCACGCAGACGACAAGAGCTTGAAGATTCAGGTATGATCCGAGAAGATCATCGCGCCATTGCCAACCTACCACAAGAAGTCATGATCAAACCGTATCCAATGACCGGTCCATCGATGCCTGAAGGTATCGATGACACAATTCGTGGAGTAGACATGCAAATGGACTTTGATGATTCACAGCGTAGATCGCATTGGTATCCAAAGAAAGTTTAACTCTCGAGGTTAGCATGGCAAAATCCAAAAAAGGCTATAACAAGCCGATCAGAAATCGTGGCGAAGATGTTGGCGAAGCTCCTGGTGGACCGTATAGCTACAAGCCAGAAGATCAATACCGTGACGAGAGCCAAGAGCGCTTTATTATGCGCAAAGAAGTTCGTAACGTTACCAACGAAATGTATCGCGATGAACAACGACGTGATGAGCGGGCTTTCCAACGCGCTAAAGAGATTGGCCAAGAGTTTTATGCAGGGCTTGATCCACGACGACGACAAGAAGTTGCAGATAGCGGCATGATCCAAGAAGATCATACACAGATGGCAAACTTACCTCGACAAGCGCGACACTTTGAGTATCCACAAGCTGGTTACTATTCAACGCCGTATATCGATTCAACGGTACGCGGTATTGAAAGCGATCGCGATGATAATAATTACGATATGCGCCGTTACCGGAGTAAGTGATGCCTGTCATGAAGCGATCAAATAAGTTAGCCACCAAGATTGCATACAAGTTGCTGGGAGTTCCGGCAAATATGCAAAACCGTAACACTAAAAATGAGTTGTATCTCCGTAAAAAACTTGCTTTTCAGGGGTCTACATGGGTGAAATAAAGTGCAAAGATGCGGTTGAGTTGTTGGCAAAGATTCATGAAACTCAAATAGAGATACGTGAAATATTGCTGGATATTAAAGATGTATTTGAATGTATTGAAGTTATCGAGGAGCAATAATGATGAAAAAATGTAAGAAATGTGGCAAATCCGGCTGCAAATGCAAATAAGGGTATACTATGCCAATACTAAAACGATCTGCGCCCAAGAAAAAAAAGCGCGCTCGAATGAAGTCGGAGATGGATAAATTTTCTGAGGGCAAGCTTCATTCTGGCTCCAAGAAGGGTCCAGTTGTAACCGATAGAGCTCAAGCGATTGCCATTGGACTCTCAGAAAGCGGCCAATCTAAAAAGAAGAAAAAGCGTTCAAAAAAATGACACTACCTCTTTTATGAGTCAATTACCCTCCGGTTGCTGCTTCTCCGGAGGGTTTTTACTTGTTAAAAGTTACATTTATTCTTAAACCAGTTTTTCCAAAATTCTTCTTCTTTGAGACGTGGGAAGAAATAATAATAAATTTCGGAAGTAACTATCATCAAGATAAATGCGATAAATAAGTGTTGGTTTTGAGTCATGTTTATTCTTTCCAGAATAATAATCTTACTGCTTCGCATAAGAAATATGCGCCACATGACACCATGTATAATTCATACCAATACCACATAAATTATCTCAGATGGGACCCGTTGCAACACCAATAACTATCGCACCCGACAACGCAGCCGTTTTAGTTGCAATAGTTGCAGCAGGCATAGTAGCCCAACGAATTGTTCCGACTATAGCCGCTGCTCCTACTGGAGTAACAAAAGGCGTTAAACACACTCCAATTCCAGCGAGAAGACCATTGTAAGCGCCCTGCACAAGAACTGCTCCACCAACAGCACCAACCGTAGCCCCAATAGGGCCGCCGCCCTTAAGATGACCTTGTTTGACAACCGCATCGTTGAACTTTTTAATCAACGTATCATTCTTAAGTTCTGTGCGAACATAGGACGACATTTTTTGATTGAGTTCAAAAGACGGTCCACCAAAAGAATTAAAAGATATCGCTAATAAAATTACCGATAAAAAACGAGATATCATCATCATAGATGATCCTTCTTGTAATAGTGGTTATAAAAAAATGTGCTTACGCATTCACTACTAACTCTATTATTAACTCTACTATTAATAAATAATGTGTCAATTCAAAAACTGTACATACATCACAAAAGTTATTACTATGAGACTACCAAGGTAGGGGTACATCCCATATTTTTAGCGGTTTCATAAGTTGGCGCTCATGAAACCGCCTTGTGACTATATTGTTTTTTTTATAGTATGTAACTGGTGTGGATGTAGTATGTGCCGGGGTTTTAGGCTGCAGAACATGTCCACACCACTATTTTTATAAAAGGACAGCCATGTTTATACTTCTTGCTTTATGTTTTTCCTGTATGTGTTCTGAGCCACCAAAGGCCTCAAAGATTATAGAACGAAATGTCGTCACCGTTGAGATGGTAAAGAAAATGGCGATGGGTAAATTGCCCGAGTGGCCACGGCCTGTTTTTAGAAGCGATCCGGCATTATTTCAAGCCAAGAGAAGGCGCATTGCTGTTACTACTCCATTCATAGAGATGGAATGAACTGGATGAGAATGCCCACATGAAACTGATCTGTGCTCTATTATTATCTAAAAGCTTATTCAGTGATTACGAAATTTATCATGCGGTTCAATTTGACTTTAACGACCCCGAAATAGTTTTAGTTGCATGTGACATAACTGATCTATAGAATTAACAGTGCGTTAATTTTCTTTTTGTTTTCTTGTTTCCTTTTTTGTCTAGTCCCCAGAGTGGTATACCTCTGGGGTTTTTATTTACATCTGTCTGAAGCAAGAATAGTAGCAGCTGCGGTAATTCCTGCCGTTATAATAGCTATAGTTCCTGTAACCATAATAAGCTTTCTTCGCTCGCACTGTTTTAATTGTGCTATATGTTCTTCATGAATAGCCCTTAATTGTTCATGTCGATCAAGTTCAATAACGACCGTATCCATAGCCTGCAAATGCATACACATGAGCAATAATAATTTATTCATAGTAATTACCTCGTACTTTTATTCTAGTAAAAACTATGCTAGATAATAAACAAAGGCACGGAGTAGTAATGAATAGAGAGACGGTAGGCAAGATATCACAAGAACTTTTAAGCAAAGAGCCCGAAACTCGCGATCCGATAGAAATTCAGCGAGAAGTACACAAAGATTATGAATCTCATGTGTACGATTGCATCGAAAGAAATAAAGCGACATATGATGGAAACTTTTATGTAGAAGTGATTACCAAAAAAGAGCGGCTCATGCCGAACGTACTGAGAAATTACTTTTTTGCAAGCTACGCATGCCCGACGCCAACGTATGACCAAGTTATTTATAAATATCATAGAAATAATGATTTCATTGAGTTTTTATGGGTTATTCCATCAAAAGATACCGTTGAATTGTTTGTTATCAATGCATTACACATAGATAAGAGCGAGCGCGAGTTATTGGACTACGTATTAAGATTTACCGATGGATCGCTTTTGAAGCTCGCTAAAAAACTTAACGGTGAGATTGTAGAATCACCAATTTTGGAGGTTAGTTATGTTAGATGATAATGTATTATATGCGGTTCACCCACAGTTAGCTGCTGAAATTGGCCAGCAACCAGAAGTTGAAGAGCAGGTTATTGAGCAGGAAGTTCAAGAGAAGCCACAACAAGAAGTAGCCCCGACGATAGATGAATCACAAGGCGCTCCTCAGAAAAGCTTTAGAGAATTGCGGGAGCGAGCAGAGCGGGCTGAGCGTGAGCGTGATCAGATTATGAAGTTTGCGCAGGAAAACTTACCAAAACAGACGCAACCCGCACAACAGCAGAAAGCTCAAAAGCGTAATCTGGGTAAAGACGACATCGTAGAGGGTAAAGATTTAGATCCGATTGAGCAGGAAGTACGTGAGCTTAGAGAAGAACTTAATCAATACAGGCAGCAAAATAATCATTATTCTGCAGAAACGCGTATCAAAGCCCAGTATCCTGATTTTGATCGTGTCTGCTCAAAAGAAAACTTAGAGATGTTTAGCTATAGGTATCCTGAGTTGGCTGCAACATTACGATCTGCACAAGACCCTTACGCTATGGGAGTGTCTGCGTATACACTTATTAAGAAGTTTAATATTGATCAAACCCATGAGGTTGATATGGATCGCACACAAAAGAATATTTCTAAACCGAAGCCAACGAATGCCATTTCCCCCCAAAAAGGTGATAATCCTCTGTCTCGTGCTCATGCCTTTGCTGAGGGCCTTACTGAGGATCTTAAAAAACAATTAGTTAAAGAGATGGACCAATACCGCAAGAATTACTAAAGTATTTTTTTCTTTTTGTTGCTGTTGTTCCCCTGGGATTTGTATGTTTGCCCAGGGGATTATATTTACTATTTACCAATTCTCTATATATAGTATGAGTAGCGCACTTGGGATTC